TATCAAACAGACTGTTTATCGGCAGCAACGGAGCGTTTATGAATGCTTCTGGTTCAAACATTGGTATAGGAACTTCCAACCCAGTAGAGGCTCTTCATGTTGCAGGAAACATACTTTCTACAGGATTGTCTACAGTCTCGGATGCTTTGTTGAAGACAAACGTCTGCGCTCTTGATGGTTCTCTCGACAAACTAAAAACGCTTATGGGATGCACCTTTGTTTACGTAGATGACAGTAAACAAAAACTTCATAGCGGGTTTATCGCACAAGATGTACAGAAAGTCATTCCACATGTCGTAAGCGATACAAGCTTAGGATTTAAGACATTGGCTTATCAAGAACTAATACCTTACATAATTGAATCAATCAAAGAATTATCTAAAGAAATCAAAACGTTGCAATCAAAAATTGATGATTTGATGATTCAATAACGTTGATGATCACTTCAAAATGGGAAATCTGTGCACAAAGACAAAGGTTGTTCCATCTGAAGCAATCGAAATACAAAGACATGATCCGAATACTCCATGTCTGTTTACGACCATAAACAGCTTCCCCATTCCAGACAGCAGAACTGCGATATGGAAATGTGATCTATCACGCACCATGTACCGCGGAGCTTTATTGTCAAAAATGTGTATGGACATGGCAAACCTCTCGAGGAATGGACACAATGATACCCTTCAAGGGTTTGAAGTGTTCGGAGGCTATTGTGAATGGAGAGATACGTTTGTGCATCTCCATTACGAGAAAAACAAAGTCAAAAGCGACGACTGCTTGGTGTGCTTAGAGCCTCTACATTCAGAAAAAAACAACAATGTCAGCATCCGGATATCGTCTCATGTTTGCCATCACGATCTTCATTATCATTGTTATCATGATATCAAGAAACGAGGTTTGAGAATAGCTGGATGCTGTCCGGAAAAAAACACAGAGCCAATTATGTATCACGCTAAAATTGTTGGATACACCGAGTATAAATTCAAGGTATATCCTAATAACCCAAACAAACTCGGTGGATGCAGGATAGCTGTATCCAAATTTGAGAAAGTTCTTTACGATCCGCGAAAAGCTATAGCCTTATTGAAAGAAATCTATCCAGATTTTCAAGAACATGGGTATGGGAACTTTTGTGTAAAGTGTTAGGCAGAGTCTGCCTTGCGTGCCTTCCAAGCTTCCGTTGCCTTCTTCATCAGCTCTTGACCCTTCATATCTGGGTTGCTCTTCTTGAGAGCCTCGATAGTCTCCTTGATGAAGATGTTGTAGGGTGAAAGAGCCTTCTTCTCCTTTGCAGGACCTGCTCCACGCTTGCCCTTCTTGGTTGTCTTTGCTGACGCAACCTCATCGTCAAGCTTTACAGACATATTTGTAAGTTGAGTTTGGAAGCCAGTAAACAGCTCCTTCATGGACTCATAACTCTCCTCATCGACATGCTCCTTTACATATGCATCGAATTCTGTGATAACCTTTGTCTTGACATCAAGAACAACCTTCTCTACAGCTTTCTTGACAGCTACGTAAGATACTGAGATAGACATTAGATATATGGTCAAGTAAATAATGTCTTATATGTCTTTTCCAAAGGAAACGGTCACGGTACCTGGGACCTTGGTGGGTAGATTTACTGGATCCTGCTGAGCCTTCCACGTCTGCCAAGCAATTACGCCGAATACAATAGCGGCAATACCAAGAGCGATAAAGAAGAAGGCAGCAGCTACCATCTTGATTACGACTAGAATCACGACTATTATAACTAATGCTGCAATTAGACCACCCCATTTACCCGAGGAATGCTTAGAAGATGATTTAGCAAGTTTTGCCATTTGTAATAATAAATAAGATAATTTAATGAAACAAAGTGCGATATTCTTATTTCATCGAGATCTGAGGATAATGGATAATACGAGCTTGACAAGATGTATTGAAAATCCCAATATTGATACAATCTATCCTGTTTTTATTCTTGAAAAAGATCAGATTTCTAACAATAAATACTTCAGTCACAATGCTGTTCAGTTCATGTGTGAATCATTGATTGATCTCGATACTCAAATTAGACAATATTCAAGGGCGAGATTAAATATATTCAAAGGAGATACAATCGATGTACTGGACTCTATACTATCAAAGAACGATAAAATAGAATATATCTATTGCAACGAAGACTATTCCGTTTACGCTAAATCTAGAGATAAACGTATTCAAGAGCTGTGCCTCAAACATGGTGTCAAAATGATAATGTATGAAGATTATTTGCTTGTAGGAATTCATGAATGTTTATCAAAAGATCGTCCTTACGCAGTTCTTGCGCAATTTTACAAGCGATTCTTGAAAGAGAACGTCAGAAAACCAGAGTATCCATCCAATTTCAAGAAACTCGAGAAAATGCCGAAAACGATGTCGATATCAGATTTATCGTCCATCTTTAATTACAACAACATGCTTGCTATTAGAGGTGGTCGTACAGAAGCGTGGAAGCGTCTTGACTTTATACTGCCCAAGTTAAAGACCAAGTATCAGTCCTCTAGAAATACAATATCCGATGCAAATGGAACAACCAAGATGAGCGCTCACCTCAAGTTTGGTACTATAAGCGTCAGAGAGATGTATTGGCGTTGCGTGTCTTTGTTCAAAACTAAAGATCATCCTTTGATTAGAGAGCTAGTGTTTAGAGAGTTCTACACCAAAATATATGGCCTTCGCCCAGAACTGCAAAGGGACGTAGCTTACTTGAACAAATTGGACAAGTCTATCAAGTGGAACACAAGGCCAGATTACTGGAAAGCATGGACTACCGGCACTACAGGCTTTCCTATAGTTGATGCTGGTATGAGACAACTAATCTCTACCGGATACACTCATAACAGAGCTAGAATGATTCAAGGATCATTTGCGACAAGACATTTGATGATGGATTGGAGAGATTGTGCAAGGTTTTATGCAACACAATTGGTTGATATCGACCCTTTTGTGAATATAGCATCGTGGCAGTGGTGTGCTGGTGTGGGTGTTGATGCTATGTACTATAGACATCCATTCAATCCGATATTACAAGCTAAAAAGTTTGACCCCGAATGTATATATATCAAGACATGGATACCTGAACTGGCCAATGTGCCGGCCAAAGACATCCTCAATTGGGATGATGAAAGTATACGATCAATGTATAAGAACATCGATTATCCTGCCCCTATTGTAGACTTGAAGGAAACCAGCAAAGTCTTGAAACTGGTATAGGACAAAAACAAAAATCGAACAAAGTAATACTTACCAAGTAATACTCACCAAGTAATACTTACAAAGTAATTACTTAAAAGTATTACTATTACTTTATACAGTATGCCGTCGATAAATAGGTGTGGTTTGGAGGAGGCTCAGTTCAAGAAATGCAGAGCACAACTGCTCAAGCTTTTGAAAACTCCTTTGGTTAAGCAAAAGACAGAGGAATGGTACAACATGAGGCATAATATGATCACCGCTAGTGATTTTGCTCAGGCCTTGGGAGAAGGGAAGTTTGGCTCGACCGAGGATCTTATCATGAAGAAGTGCGAAAAATGTGGGGATTCTAAGGCTTTCTCGGCCTCCAATCCTTTCTTTCGATGGGGTAATCTTTTTGAGCCGGTAGCAATTGAACTATACAGTTTAATGCACGGTGGTATCAAAATCCACGAATTTGGATTGATACAACATCACACCCATACATTTTTCGGAGCATCTCCAGATGGGATTAGTGATGCAGGTATTATGGTTGAGATCAAGTGTCCTCTCAAGCGCAAGATCATTCCTGGCGCTGATGTCCCTAAACAATATTATTATCAAATTCAAGGACAATTGGATGTGTGTAAACTTGATGTTTGCGATTACTTCGAATGTGAGTTTACTCAAATTTCTATAGAGGAAGTCGATGAAAACACAAATACATGGAGAGGTGCTTTGATTGACGCCGAAGAGCCTATTTATGGACCGATCATAAAACCTGGATCTTTGGGACAAGATGTTTTGGATTCATTTTGTAAAGAGAATCCTGGCAAGACGATCGTATGGTCGTTGTCTGTGTTCAACCAAAAAAGAGTTCATAAAGATGCTCCATGGGTCGAGGCAAAACTGAAAGATCTTGAAGTTGTTTGGAACAAGATCCTTCATTACAGAAATAATGCAGATAAACTAGAAATAGAAGTGGGACGCAAGTTTTCGATAGATACAGAACGCGCATATCCAAAAAGAAAGGCTGATGATGCGCTACAAAGTTATGCATTCAGAGAGTTTGAGTAGTAGATTTCATTGTGAATATTTACGTATCCTAGTTTTACCCATGATACAGTGTCGACGAATTTGGTGTTGTACTTTAGATACATATTGTCGAGCGCAGTAGACTCATTACGTTCTCCGTCTACGAACAACTTGTAGAAGTTGTTTGTTGGTGTGCAGGTACGACGACGAGAGATTCTGATTTGTTTGTTAGCATCACGGATGTTCCAATGAGCTGCCAATATTTTTTCATATGGACTTACTGTCAAAATGATGTTCACCGTCTCTGATGAGTATGGTAGCTCCAAGTAAGTGTTATTGCTGTCTTCTGGATTTTGATTGCAAGTGTTGCCTACTCCTGTAATTGCCATTAGGTTGTATTTGTTGCAATCTATGGGTTTTAGCACAAGAGAGAAAACGTTGTTGATTGGATCTCCGGCACTCGTATCATTCATGTTTGTCCAGCAGTTGGTATCGTAGAAACCAATCGCAGTGCGAGGTGTTGAACCCATATACACTCTTGCAATAGTTGTTGGAACAGGGATGCTGGTTTGGTTGCACACACATACATCGGATTTCAAGGTGTTACTGATAGCAGGTGTATTAGATATGGATTGACACACTGGACCTAGTTCCTCTCTTGTGACGGTCTGCTTGAAAGATATAATGTTGATAAGAGCCTGGACAGCTTGCATGTTTGGATCAAAAGGGGCAGTTGAAAGAGATGGCCATATGAGCTGAGCAAAAGTTGTGTTATTGATTGGATTGGAGCTTTCAAAACCTACTGGGCGTGTCCAAGAGAGCTTTGGAATGCTTGCCGATACTTTGATAGTAAACTTAAATGTAAAGATGGGAGGTACTTGATACTTGTGGAACATGTAGACGTTCTTGTAGAATTGATATTCACGCACTTTAGCAGACTTTGCCAAGACCTCGAAATCTTTGCTAAAAATTGTGTTTGTTCCGTTCTTATCGTATGATAAAGGTAGCTCATATCTAATATTGTGAGCTGATCCTTCGAGGTAGTCAAGGAAGTACACATTTGCACTGATAGAGTTGGGGTTCTGGCCATTCAGAAGCCTCTTCAGAGTGCCATATTGGTCACCAAGTTGTTCATACTTGAAGAACTTTTGGTTAGTCATGGGTACAAACATAATGGACAAAGGACTTGCGTTGGGTTCAGTACCACTAAAGCTATCCAAGCGCTCTACGAACGTTGTCGTGTATGTAGGGTTGTACACAGGAAAGTACGCAATGCTTGTTTTTCCTGCAGTAACGGAAAACTCTACAAATATTGGGTTCAAGGATATAAACTTAGCGAGCCTATCTAATGTCTGTGGGGATGAGCGGTCCATCGCCAGAGTAACATGGCCTGTCGAATCATTGTACGAAATACTGGTGAACGATAGAAGCATACATGCCTTTCTTAGGCTATAGTACATGTAGTTCTCGTGCACCACGGAGTAACTGTCGTTGACTTGATCGGCATTTGCGTTCAGGTTGCAGCTGCCCAGAGAATCAACGGTCGTAGATTTCAATGCTCTAGAAGACGCCAAGAAGTCGTTCTGATTCATGTTTGGAAAAACAATATTGCGCCCACAATAACTCCTGTTGATACCTGCCAATGCTGCTGGAGCAAGGTTAGGATCGTCTGCGAAACTCTCGGGTTTTGTACGGAACACATATACAGACAAAGCACACACAACTATTAGTATTACAATGGAGTTGACAATCATGTAGCCCTTCATTTTTACTGTATCAGAAGAATAAAAACTTCTTGGGTAATGTGTTCGTGCCTCATTGTGACGGGACCCCTGTATGACAATAACGCTGCATATTATTGTATCTATTTGTAGTAAAACAATGAAGTTCTTCACTCTCCAAGAGATTGCCAACATGTTTCAAACAGGAGGTAAGGTATATGGAAAAGGAGGGCAAGGAGTTGTCATGTCAATTGATGAAATTGTGAACTTTACCAATGTAATGGTAAAACTAGAGTATTATGATCACATTGCTGGATTGTCAAATAGACACCTATCATTTTCTCAGTTCCTGTCTCAATATGGAAATGAGTTGGTTTGTAAATATGGTTATGATAAAACAGCTGTTGCCGGCGAGATTGAAAACATGAAAATGTTAGCATATAATCAAGTCCCTAACACTACCTTATACACTTCGTAGGGTTTATACGAGGAAACGTTTATAAGTTTTACGTTGTATTCTGGTACGACAAATATATGCGGACCTATAATGGTTTTCAGAAAAATGGACGGTGATTTAATTCACTTCTATGAAAAACATGGGATAATGTCACAAGATACGATATACACTGTAGAAGCTGCGGTAAAAACATTTTATGAGAAACTGCATTATCTACAGTACTACTACTATGACATCAAACCAGATAACATTCTTTTTAAGCAAACACCACAAGGTTTGGAAATTGCCGTAGGCGATTTTGGTCTTATCAGCAACCGACTTGTTTTTAACGGTACTCCTGGTTATACATCTCCAAAGCTTTTTATGATGCATAACAAAGACATTAATGCGTTCAAGGACGAAGTCAACAGAAGTCGAATGTTTGGTGAATTTGAAGCTACTAAACTGTGGGAGTTTGCAGAAAAAAACACAACTTCAAATCCTCATGAAGCTTTGGTATGGAATGACCTATATGCTTTATACATTACCTTGTATATGCTGAGTAGTAAACAAACATCTGTAGTTGAGTATCTCACTAAAAAGTTTGCAGATGATACAATTCAACTTGCTATATACAATCTTGATAAATATCTTATGAAGTTTAGAGTACGCCTAGATGATTTAATGGATAATGGCACAACATTTAATGTAAAGAAAGTATCAGATCAATCATGGGCTAATGCTCTTGCAAGTTTAAATGGTAAGAGCCGAGATGATATACTTGCCATTTTTCAAAGACTTCAACAAGGAGGAATTCATATGCGATCTCATATACAAATGAGAAAAACAAAAAAAACGTTCAAAGTGTATTACGACAAACAAAGTAAGAAGTACATAATCCAAAACCGAAAACGAGTATATTTGTCTGATATCAGAGGTCAGTTCACTTATGTGTGATTGCCATAAACATACTTAAGCAATTGCTGCCTTACTCATATATCATGAGGGTACTGAAGCGAAACCTGCAATATGAGGATGTATCATTTGACAAGGTGCTTCGTCGTATCAATGTATTGTCTCATGGTCTGAATGTCGACGTCTATGACATTACTCAGAAAGTGGTGACACGTATTTTCGATGGAGTCAAAACCAGTGAGTTGGATGAACTAGCAGCTCACATCTGCAGTTCTCTGATTGTAGATCATCCAGATTATGGAACCCTGGCTTCTCGCATTATCATTTCCAATCATCATAAGAACACAAGTCCTTCTCTGTCAGAGACCATTACCGCTATGTTTTTTCATGTTGATAACGAAGGCAACAAGAATCCTCTTGTGTCCGAGGAGCTGTATAAAACCGTGATGGCAAACAAAGAAAAACTAAATACTTGCATCGACTACAACAGAGATTACAATTTCGACTATTTTGGTTTCAAAACACTGGAGAGATCATACCTAATGCGTGTCAATGGTAACATCATCGAAAGACCTCAGCAGATGTTTATGCGAGTGGCTCTTGGTATCCACGGTAGCGATATCAAGGATGCGCTACAGACATACGATCTCATGTCCACAAAGCATTTTGTTCATGCGACCCCTACGCTGTTCAACGCTGGTACGCCACGCCCACAATGCTCTTCTTGTTACCTCGTAGGTATGGAGGATTGCATCGAAGGTATTTTTGATACATTGAAAGAATGTGCGTTGATCAGTAAATATGCTGGTGGTATCGGTCTATGGCTGCACGACATTCGTGCACGTAACAGTCGAATTCGCGGGACAAATGGCGAAAGCACTGGCATCGTTCCTATGTTGAAGGTGTTTAATAATGTGGCTAGATACGTCAACCAAAGTGGCCGACGTAATGGATCCATTGCCGTATATCTAGAGCCTTGGCACGCTGACGTAGAGCAATTCCTAGAGATGAAGCTTCCTCAAGGTGCAGAGGAAGACCGCGCACGCGACCTGTTTTATGCCCTGTGGATTCCTGATCTGTTCATGAAACGTGTTCGTGACAATGCAAAGTGGTCGTTGATGTGTCCTGACCAATGCAAAGGATTGAGCGATGTGTGGGGCGACAAGTTTGATGAATTGTACGAACAATATGAGAAGCAAGGCAAGTATGTCAAACAAGTCAATGCACAAGATATATGGTTCAAGGTTTTGCAAGCACAAATAGAAACAGGTACGCCTTATCTGTGCTTCAAGGACGCAGCTAACAGGAAGTCTAATCAACAGAATTTGGGAACTATTAAATCAAGTAACCTGTGTTCAGAGATCATCGAGTATTCTGATGAAAGCGAGACTGCTGTTTGCAACCTAGCATCTATTTGTCTACCTACGTACGTAAAAAGTGACGGAACGTATGACTTTGATAAGCTTCACGAAGTAGTAAAAGTAGTCACCAAGAATCTGAACAAGGTTATTGATATCAACTTTTATCCTATCGAAAAAACACGTAGATCGAACTTGAAGCACCGTCCTATTGGTATTGGGGTTCAAGGACTGGCTGATACATTTGTGTTGATGCGAATGCCATTTGACAGCGATGAAGCTCGAGAGTTGAACAAACTTATTTTCGAAACTATCTATCACGCGTCTGTCGAACAATCGATGGAGATTGCAAAGAAGCGCCATGAGGTTGTCATCAACAGTGAAGAGACGTATGACTTGCGTTGGAATGAATATGACGAGTTTGTTAGCAAGAGCAAGTACCCAGGAGCATACAGCAGTTTTGAAGGCAGTCCGGCTTCCAAAGGCCAACTGCAGTTTGATCTGTGGGGAGTGACACCCACACCAGGTAGATACGATTGGGATGCGCTAAAATCGGACATTCAAAAGTATGGCATGAGAAACAGCTTACTGTTGGCACCGATGCCTACAGCTTCGACAAGTCAAGTGATGGGTTTTAATGAGTGTTTCGAAGGGTTCACCTCGAACATCTACAAGCGCAAGACGTTGGCTGGGGAATTTATCATGGTAAACAAGTACCTAATCAAGGATCTTTCTGAAATTGGACTTTGGAACAAAGAAATGAAAAACAAAATCATCATCAACGATGGCTCGATTCAATCGATTGAAGAAATCCCCAAGAACATTCGAGATCTCTATAAGATCGTATGGGAGATCAAGCAAAAGGTGCTAGTCGATATGGCAGCGGATAGAGGCGCGTTTATCTGTCAATCACAGAGCCTAAACTTGTTTGTGGAAGATCCAACTTATCAAAAGCTGTCAAGCATGCATTTCTATAGTTGGAATCGTGGATTGAAGACGGGTATCTATTATCTACGAACACGTCCACGTGCTTCTGCGCAAAAGGTAACAGTCGATCCCAGTATGAAAAAGACTGAGGAATGCCTAATGTGTTCTGCTTAATTTTTATTGGTATTGTCTTAGTACTCCATATCCAAGCAAACCAAATTGTCGTGGACAAAGTCATATGAGGTAGCATAGTTAAAGTTATCTAATTGAAGTACTGCCTTGAGATCGCGAGGGTAATACTGATAGTATACCCAAAATGGCACTTGCTGATTGATAATGCTCTGTACGACCAACTTAGGAAGTACATTTGCGAGTGTGCTGGCTCCATCGGTAACAGTTTGCATGTAGTTGTATGCGTCTACATAGAACTCGTCAATATCGAAGAACTTGATTTGATTATACTGTGGAAACATCTTGCGGAGAATAGAGTTTAACTGTTCTGAAACATTTTCCCTGATGTCATCAGGCTCATAATATTCTGTCTCCTCGTCAAAGCTGTGAAAGTTGTATCCGTACAAGTCTGTGATGTACATAGTATTGATTTCCTTACAAAACAAGAGCTCTGCAAAGAAGAACTCATCTTCCTCCTCATTCCACAGATGCAGTTTCATCAAAGCATTCACTTCACTCCATGGATTGTGAACAACAACACTTTTGAAACCGAAATCACCGTAGCTAGTCATGGACTTTTCCAACACAGTGTTGCAGGTAATGTGAATCTTGATATCGGCCATTTTGCTTTTAGCTAGAGCGATAAGCGTCAGCTTTGGCAATGACCGCTAAAGCAAGCGTAAGAGTGAGCGTGAGAGCAACCGTGAGCACGAGCGGGAGCATGGTTTGGGTTAATTTGCATTTTTTCAATTTTTCGGTGAATCATTTGTTTTTTTGGAAGTTTTTCTACATCTTGTTGAAATAATTGCATCTTGTGACACATCTGTTTTCATTGCACTCAATTGCTTCTTGGCACTTGCCTTTTGTGCTTTTAACGAATCAAGAAGTTCGACTTGCTTATTGCTTTGATCTACTAGATTTTGAAGTTCATCTTTGATACGATCCAAGCATTCAGTACGTTCGTTTTTGACTAGCCCTACACAACGTTTCTTAGTAGCAGCTATTTCCTTCTTGATCTCTGCTTGTTCTTTTTTGCTAGCTGCTATCAATGCCGCAATATCATCCACGTTGGGAACAGTAGACGAGTCTGGCATTGTGCTCATAGGTGTACTCACATGCTGAATAATGGGTTGACTGAATGTTCGAGCATCACGAGAACGATCTAGATACGATATTTGACCTGCAACAGCATTCAAGAACGCATACTTGCCTTTCTTTGTGAATTTACCTGAATCATCCAAATACACTTTCGCAAAGTCTTCGTAATTCTCTGGAAGTTGTTGTTGAGGATCACGAAGTAAGTTTAGAAGCTTGATTTGTTCCATCGCGTCGTTTGTTATTGGGGTCGCTGTCATAAGCAATACGCGAACGCTATTTTCCTTACTTGTTTCGTATGACTTCATAATCGAAGCATGTAGTTTTTTCATGTCAGGACGTTCGATAGAGCTTAGGTCTGTGCCTCCATACAACTTATGGGCTTCATCGATGATCAATAAGGTCTTACGTAGGGGATCTTCAGTGCCATTAATATTTACCAATTGTTTGTACAAGGCATTCTTGCCAGCAACAAGATTAGAAAATTGCTTGTATGACATTGGACGAATAGCCCAAGCTTTGGATAAGAGGCGCATACGCTCAGAATACTCGGCTGGAATCTTCTCGCCTTTTTGGACTTTCTCTTTGATACCTTCGTGACATATCTGTTCAAAAGCATTCTTCCAAATATCGCTCTTGAGTGATGTACGAGTTACCCACAGAATGGTATATCCCTCCTTCTCAAAAGTTTTGGTAGCAGTTGCGATGGCTGTGCACGTCTTACCGGTACCGACAGAATGCTGGAGAAGCATACCCTTGATAGAAGACTGCGGGGTAAAGAATGCTGACACAAAACCTTGAGTTGGGGTCAACTTCATGATGCGAGGCGTGGCACCTCCTTCGATCGGTCCAGTGTATCCACATTGGTTCTCCATAACTACTTTGGGCCACATGTACTCCATCAGGTTCTCGCGAACATAGCTGCGTACTTTCAAGAAATTGTTTTTCGAAGACTGCTCAAAATGTGGAATTGGTTTTATATCGTCTTCGATATCTAGGAAGATATCAGAAGGAGTTACGGTTTCGTCACCAGATTCGTCACCGGTATACAAGTATTTATCAGCAGGATTTGTTTTGGGACTGGACTTTGGAGTAGACATGATCGAGCCTGGAGATGACTCTGGTGTGCGGGTAGTGCCTTTCTTTCTACGCAACACAGATGGCCGAGGGAGTATAGAAAACACAAACCTTAGGAAAGCAGAACGTTGTGAAGGCTTCAGACCGCGATACTCTTTCTTGTGGATAGAATTAATGATAACATCAGAATGTTTACGCACAAAGTTGATAGGATCATCATGCGCTTCGCGAACTGTTGCGCAGTATTTTTTGTTTTGTCTCAAGAGACCACAGTAATGTACACGAATGTGATCTCCAGTGTTGACCTTGGGGATAGATTC